GTTGACGTCGGGGCGTCCAGAACGCTCCAAATGATTCCTGTCAACGAATGGCTCTTCGCTGCGCTTAAGGAAAAACTTGAGCAAGGCACCAGTATCATCCAATTTATCAGAAGGGAGTTTACTGACGACCCTCATCCCCTTGACAAGGGGGATTTGGAGATCGCGACACATCTTCTCGGTTTGATACCCCGTGAAGTTGTGTTTGCCTAAGATAGGAGAAGACTCTCCGACGGCAGGAAAAGGGATAAGACCCTCAACCAAATCGTCGAGCCACCTCGTAGCTTTCCACAACCCTCTTTTATAGAGTTGGTTGCGAAGTGATACTACTGAGATAATCTCCTGAGCATCCTTCCGTTGTGTTGGGATCTCTCTACGGACGCGAACGACTGAAACGTCTTCGCCCATAAAGTAATCCTTTCCGCAAGACTCCCGGAAATAACCACTCCAGTAAGACTTGCTAGCATTTACTCTAAACCCAAAAGTCTCGAGTTCGCTAACAACGGAACGCACATAGCGCACGGGAACGATAATATCATCCCCATACGTGCGCACCTGGCCCCGGAAGGATTTAACATCCGACGGGGTCAACGGCCTTCTAAGCTCTCGCTCAATTCCAAGGAAAATCACGGTCATAAAGACCAGAGACTCCATGGGGAAGCAAAGAGCTGAACCCATAGACGCAAACTTAGCAAGGCGGATTATCTTTTTCCCGTCATGCATAGTCACTTCAGCCTTCCGTGAACGCGTCGCGTCCACCGCCTCCGCAAGGTGGGGGTGGTCGTGAAGCATCATACGTACATGCTGATTCGAGACACGGTCCGACGCTTCGCTAAGATCTAGCGTAGCGAGCTCCCCGAAGAGGGAGCCAAGTCGAGCGAGTTCCTGGTTAGGGACATTGCTCTTCCATTGGATAAAGTTCTTGGCGTTGTCATTCGCCTCGATAGCTTTCTCGAAACATTCCAGAATCCCTTGCTGTGCGTATTGCATGGCAGTCGGTTCGATGGCGATGATTCGAGGTGTCTTGAGCGTTTTAGGTACGAGAACAACCCTCACGGGGCGTTCTTGTCCGGGTTCGAGCCAGTTAATACGGTCAAGGTTATGGAGGTGCTTCCAATTCGGGAGTAGAAAATCACCCGCGGGAAACACTCGTTCCAGCCTATCCGTCCATTCCGTCTGGTTAAACTTTTGGTTACCCGAAAGTCGATCAGCGGTTGAACCGGGACCGTGCTTCGGGACGACCTCGAAGTTCGCGATGGAGTTATCCACCGCAGCAAAGAGGTCAGCCCAGAGCAAGCGTGACACACGACGGAAGTCCTCATTAATCTGAGGTCCCCGCGCAGCGTCCGCTTCTTTAACTGACTGCTCACACTTGATATAGCCTTCAATCGCGGCCCTTTCTCGTGCATCACTGCACTTGATTAAGATCTTACCAAACATCAGCGTAAGCTGGCGGATGGCATAGATTGCATCGATATTCGGCTTGTCAAGTAGAAGACCAGTACCACGGTCGAACACAAGATCGAAGAAACCTCCGAGGAATCGGGGGAGACTACCACCAAAGGTAAAACCTTGAAAGTGGTTGCGATCTACCTGGCCAGCTGCTAGACTTTTTTGGAAGTCCGTGCAGAAGTTAGGTAGGGTAATCGTTAAAAACGACATACCTTCATGTTCGACGCGAGTCTGGACCGTTTTATAGTCCAGACTGGTGCTAGTGCGACACCAGGTAGCAAGTTCTTGCGCTACCTCCTGCCAGAGTAACATAAGGCTTTTCAAGACGGCTCCTAAATGAGTTCGTACTTCCATAGCCAAGTGTTACAGATCTGATGGAAATTAGTCCAGTGCTTAGTTCTCTCCGCCCAAGAGCTGAGTGATCTTCGCACCCGAAGAGGCAGTAAGTGCGGCCAGAAAGCCGTCCACCTGCTGCTTGAGTTCCGTGTTCGTGAAGCCTGCCGGCGGGGCGTCAATCGTCAACCGAATGGTCGACGAGAACTTGACGTTCTGCGCGGGAAGCAGCGGATCAGCGGAAATCTTCGAACTGTTCATGCTGATAGACCGTCGCGTGCGCTTACCATAAGCGTGCGCAACGACGATCTGTGTGAGACCGTCTGACGCGGTGAAGGTGCCGGTGTTTACACCGGAACCCGTCCGCGGCATCGAGATCGCAACAGCGTTGACAGTAACGGACTGGGGATCTGCAAATGACATGGCATTACTCTTTTCGGTTGAATTGTCGAGACCGGATTGGCCTCAAAGACTCTTGCGAGCGCCCCTTGTGGGGGAATTTGCAAGCCAGCACAGTTATATGTGCCTAGGACCCCGGGAGATTCCCAGGGCCCCTAGTATGGATAGTTGTCTGCCGTTTAAGGCTGTCATATCTACTCCAAAACCAAATGGGGTTGCCCTCCGTCTGACTTTACTTTGTGAAGTAACGGTCAGAGTTAGAGGTACCATAGGCCCGGACTTAAAACGTCCGTTATATGGTAGGGTATAGGTTACTTTTGCGTCTTTTTGTTGCATTATGTAACCGTACCGCATTACCAGCCCGTCTTGGGAAAAGCGAGAGACATTATGTAACACGTCTCCTATGCTTCCCTCCCAGTCGGCGAGCCAACTCCAGGGTGCAAGGTTCCAGACGACCGCGGGCGTAAGCTCGAGGCCATAAAGTTTCCTTGCTTCAGCTGCCTGACGTGCTATCCGCGACTTGAGGGTTGTCCCCATGTCGAGATGGTACGTAAAGCAGCCTGAGAACCAGGTTTTCGTCGTGACTTCCGTCACGATCGAGAGTGGAACTCCCCCTGAGGACCGCCACAACTGCGAATAGACCGCCTGCCCGTTTTGAGGGGCAGAGCGAGCACTAACCGTAGTCGTGGTAGAAGTCCTCTCCTCAGGAAAGACGAAACGTCTTCGGATGTTCCTTCCAGAATCGCGATGCAGCTGATCTAGGATCTTTTCAGACCCTGTCACAGCCTTAGCTGCGTCCTGTAGATCGGATACTAACGGCTTCCAGCCAAATTCGATGTTCAAGTATTCGCTGCCTACCTTGCGGTAGTCTTTGAACTTGGACTTGAATAGCTCTCTGCCAACAAGTTTGGGTAAACCAGACTTGAGTTCTCCGAGGAAGGTAGCACCGTCGACGACCGGATTTGTGGGCAAGCACTTAGAAATCGCTTTTGTACCCAATGTCATCAATGTAACATCTGATGACGGGGCAACGAGAGCGAGAGCGTTATTGCAAGCTCCCCCAGGTGAGTAGGCGTATTCACGCCCTTGATAAGCGTAGCCAGAGTACCAGGTCTTAATGACCCCGGAATCTGATGAGCTAATCGATGTCACCTTTTGGGTGGTAAAATCTCCACCTAAATCCGTTTTAGGCGCGCGAAGCTTTTGCCAAGCGTGCCCGTCTGACCAGGTCGTTTCTCCGGACCTGGTCGGAGAAGATACTAGGGGTAAACCCCAGTTTTGCAGAGTCGGGTTAAAATCTCCAGCC